TCTTAATATAAAAAAATCTCTTACTTGTAAAAATCCTGTTGGTGTGCTTTCTGTTTCTGCATCAATTGTAATTGTTGTTTGACTATGCATCTGACGTATTCTTAATTTAGAATTAAAGTCAGCTTCTGCAAGAACAATAAAATCCTCAGCTATCTCTGAAGTTAAATCTGTTCTGTTTAACCAATTAGCAATTGTTGTTTTTAATTCTGCGTATGTTGAGAGTGCCATTATAATCTACCTGGTGCTGTTCTAAAAAGTAAAAATTCAGAACTGTTTAATTTTTTTTTCATTATTTTATTTTGAACATCTTTTGGCAATCCAAACCAATTATTACTGCCATTGTATTCTTTTGCCCAAATTTCTAAAACAAGTGTTGGAACTGAAGCAATTCTTTTTAATTCTCTTGATTTAGAATAACCAGAGTTATGAGTATATAATTTTTTATTATGCTCTACTATTGGTTTATAATCTAAATTTTTTTCAATAACTATTCCCTTATCATCTGAATGATATGTAGTAGTTACTAATCCTTCCTTCTCAACTATCTTGTTCATAGTCTAACTTGTTTAAATTTTATTTAAACTATTTAGACATTTGACTAACAGAAGCAGATCCATCAGTAGCATTTCTTATGAAAGAAATTTTCTGACCTGGATTTACTCTGATAATCTCAATTACATTAGCTGGTAAATATGTATCACTAGTTGTTGCAACTGGTGTACCTGCTAATTTGTAATGACAAGCTGTTGTTGCAGAAATTCTAATATGATGTATTCCATCACTAAATGCTGTTGCGGTTGCTGCAGCTGTTGCTGTGTAAGCAACTGCTTGACTTGATACTACTGCAAAAGCACCATCTACGCCTTTACCTGACATTATTCGTTCTCCTCATCTTCATCGTTAATATTTGTGTCATCATCGTCATTGTTTTGACAATTTTCACACTCCTTATTTGATTGTTCGTATCTTAAATCTTCTAAGAGATCAATGATACTATCAATTTTATCGTCTAAACTTAATTGTTTTCTTTTTTTAACCATTTGTTTCTCCGTAGTTAAATGGGGATATTGCTATCCCCACTATAATTATCTTCTTATAATAACTGTTACGTCTATTGGTTGAGATGTTGAAGATCCACCATCAGATGTAATAGTGATAAAATCACCTTCTGATACAGAATTTAAAGCTGTTGGTTCAGCAGTATCAATGTCTCCTGCAGCTGAGCTTGTAAAAGCAACTGTAAATCCACCACCTGTTACAGTAGTTCCATTTATTTTTGATATTACAGCAGAATCTGCAGTAGTGATTGCTCCACCTAATACAGAAATAATTTTAATAATTTTTCCATCATCAGGTACAGCAATGTTAACTGAACTAGCAGCTGATACGTCAGCTAATCTAGCAGTTAAAAAGTAGTCATTAAGTGTTCGCATTTTTTTTCCTATGTTTGCTTCGTTCCGCCTTTAAGACTTCAAAGACCAAACAAAATTGTTTGTTTGTAGGGGGAACTATTTCCCCCCACAAGTATTATACTACGATGTAGATAAGTCTGCAACTAAACCACTAGCACCTTCGTTTCTAGAGATCAAAGTAAGCTCAACTAAAAGCTGTCTTTTTTCGCTATCACCAGATTTTGCAATCTCATGCATAGTGAAATCTCTTAAGAAACCAACTGCCCAGTAATCCATATCCAGAACATAGGCATCTCTATCTCTAGAGAACCTATTAGGTACAACTTCTAGATCACCGAAGTCAGATGAGTAAACATCGATACTTGCGTATAATGTTTTATCTTCTGAAGCATCAAATCTAGTAGATCCACCTGTGAATCCAGATACTTTTTGTTTGTTGAAAGGACCAGTCATTAGAACAGAAGGTGAACCACCAGCATTCCAAACAGATTTAATTACTGATTTTAGTAAATCTTCTGTTAAGGCTCTTTGTGTTCCATCAGTTCTAGCATCAGTACCATCACCAGTTGGTGATGCACCGCCAGATCCTAAAACGTCATTAGAAAATACCCATGATCCTAATGAAGCAAATTTTCTGGCAGTACTTGCGTTACCAGTAACTTTTGCTTGATTACCCATTAAAGTAGCTTCAATGTCTCGTTTTAGTTCTTTCGACTTTTTAGCAATTTGATATGCTAATTCAGATGCTCTACCAGCTTTATCGATAGCTTCTTGAGTACCAGTAATTACAACTGCTTTATCCATGATTTGCGTTCTATTAGCAAGTCTTGAAGTTGCAACAACTGCATCTAAAGTAACATCATCACCTTCGATAACAGCATTACTTGTAGAAGCTGCATCAAGGGCATCAGTTTGCCACTCGTGGTTTGTAGATTTAACCTGTTCTCTAGCAGCTGCACTCATAAAAGGAGTGTCAGTTGGAGAGATAGAATAAATCACATCTTGTAAATCCTCTCGATTACCTACTGAATCGTAAGTATCGAAAGTGTTTGTTGGTTGTGCCATTTATTTTTCCTTATTTTTTTTGTGTTATCATTTGAAGTATCGCAGACTGTGCATCTTCCATGCGACCAGTCTTACGTACTTTACCAATTTTTTGTTGTATGACATCACGAGCAGAACTATTTGGTTTGGCAACACCAGCTTTAATTACTTTAGGAGCTGAGACTATCTTTTTTACAGATAGGTCTTTAGATCCTTTAGCATTTTTAAAAGACATGGCATCTTTTAGAACCAATAAAAATCTATGATCAGTTAATGAAGAAATTTCATTATCTTTAAAACCATAATCGCTTAAAACTTTTTTAGCATTATGTTTAAATTCACTAGATTTAACTGGATCTGCAAACTCAGGTATCAATTCTTCTGCAAGTTTGATTTCTTTTTTAAGGTATTGTGAGAATTCACTTTGGAAAGCATCATCTGCTTTCTTCTTTAATTCACCAATACGACCTTGTTGTTGTCTAATCTTAAACTCCAACTTGGCAGCTTGAGAAGGATCTTCATCATATAAACGATTAAGATCTTGTACTCCAACTTGTTCTTTAAAAAGTAAATCTGCAGATTGAATTGCACTATTTAGTTCTTTAATTCGAGAATCATAAGTCTGACGTAAACTCTCCTTTTCACTTTCAAGATTTTTTCTTTCTAGTGATAACTGGTGAGTTTTTTGTCTATAATCTGAATCTCTAGAATAACCAGACTTAAGTTCATCGAGAGTAACATCTAACTCTTGACCTTGTACTTTGACTCGGTGGAGATTTTGTTTCTCGACTTCTTCTTGTTGTGTTGGTTCTTCTGTTATTTCTTCTTGCGTATTCTCAGTTGCTACGGCTTCTTCAACAATTTCGTCAGACTGTGATTGATTGTCATTTGAAACTTCTTGAGATTTTTTATCTTCAAGTTCAACTGATGGTTCTGCTTTAAGTACTGGGGCCGATTGTCCTGATTTAGGGTTCAGTAATCCAAGTATCTTTTCAGCAGCACCTTGTACAGATTTATCATCTGCCATATATGCTCCATTGGTTATCGTTTCGTAATTACTACGATTGACGTTTTAGGTTATCTAGCTCAGCGGCAGCTAGTTTGCCAGTCTCCATTACACTAACAAGATGTCCTTTAATTTTGTCTAGCATATTAAATGCCATCCAAAGAACTTGTCTTTGTTCGTGGTCGGAATATGAAGTTTTAAATATTTCTGATCTATAAGATTCAGATAGATATTCAAAAGCTTCCTTCAGCAAAGGCTCGTCTAGTAAAATACTAGCTTGTTTCGCCCTGTGAATCTGTTGGTCCAGGTTGTGTTGTGGAATTTGTTTGTTGTCCATCATTAAAAAACTCTTTCTGTCCTTCCATTATTTTTTTAAATATATCTCCAGTTTGTTGGAGCTTCTGAGTTTCTATCATAGATCTATTCTTTAAATCAATCTCATTTATTTTAGTGCTATATTTAAGCTCTAATTCTTTAATTTTGATTTCATAATCAAGTAATTTGGCTCTCATTTCAGCTTCAATACGTTTCATCTCAACATTAGTTTTGATGACTTCTCTCTCGTTTTGACCTTGAACTTGAGCTAATGAAACTTTTTCAAACTCAGTAGGTGGTTTAGGTGGAAGCTGTGGCATTTGTGATTGCCCAACATCTGGATCCATAAAGTATGGTTCAACATTACCTAACCCTGCGTTCTCTATTAGTTTCTTTAATGTATTATATATGTTCCTTAAATTAACCATTGGGCCATAAACATTTTGTTGTAAGTTTATAGCTTGTAATTGTCTTTCAAGAATAGATGTTAATAAAATTAATTGCTGTTCTTTAGAACCAGTTCCTAGTCCTACAGCTACAGTTACGTTAACTTTATCTCTCCATTCAAATGGTCTCATAGGAATAAACTTCCCACGAATTTTTAATATCTTTTCTTTTTGTTGATACTTACAAATCAGCTCAAACATTTTATATCCTAAATCTTTAATACCTGTTTCAGCAAATATTCTAGCAATCAATTCCATTCTCATTTGTGATTGAGATAGAATCTGATTAATGCCTGTTGCAGTTTTGTTTAAAGTATTTGGATCTAATCCTTGTGATTGTCTTGTGATACCAGTTCTAGCTTCTTTAACTGCATCTAAATATCCTAATAAGTTTGCAGCTTGTTCACTAATGGGTTGCGTTTGCATAGCCATCATAACATTTGCAGGAGGTTGTTTTGTTCTAACAATACCGCCCGGTCTATTTGTTAATAGATCATCTAGTGAAACTTGTCCGTCTTGTACAGCAATTCTATTA